TCTTGGCTGAGCGACTACGTACGGTGGGGATCGACATCCGCGACCAGACGCTTAATCAACGCCTGGCCCGCGAAGGGTCGATTACGGGGGCTTTAGCAACCCTCGACCTAAGTAGTGCCTCCGACACGATCTCGCGCGAGCTGGTGCAACACCTGCTCGGGCCGGATTGGTTCTCCTTTCTTTCCCGTTTTCGGACGGGTTCCGCTCTGCTGCAAGGCAGGGTAGTTGAACTGGAGAAGTTCTCGTCAATGGGCAATGGCTTTACTTTCCCCTTAGAGACCCTTATCTTTTGGGCGCTCGCGAAAGCGACGTGTGAGAGTCTGGGGCTCGGGAAAGTTGTCGTCTCCGTTTACGGCGATGACATCATTGTACCATCGGGAGCGTACGCCGCCCTGTGCGACGTTTTGCGTGACTCTGGATTCGTGGTAAACACGGCCAAGTCTTACGCTACGGGGCCTTTCCGTGAAAGTTGCGGGAAGGACTACTTTTCGGGTATCGATGTTCGTCCTGTCTACATTAAAGATAGGATGTCTGGCCAGGATGCCTTTAGGCTGCACAATCATTATGTGCGTATGTTCTGGTCAGAATCCGCCAATAGTCTCCTAAGCTATCTTGACCCCACTATACAACTGTGGGGGCCGGACGGCTACGGGGACGGCCACTTGATTAGCGACGAGTGGCCTCGTCGGCGCAAGCCTAAACATCTTGCGTCTGGTTTTGGTGGGTCTTGCTTTGATACATTCACCTTTAAAAGCGTGAAGTCCTTCCGCGGAAGCCGCGGGGACCGTATCCTCCCTTGTTATACAGTCTACTCGAACCATGAGTTCGAGGCGGACCCTGAGGTCCGTTCCAATTGGATAGACAGGAAGTCCCGAGCCCACAAGGCTCGAGGTCTTTCTATGCCGGTCGCTGAGATTCCCATCTCTGCTTACGGCTACGACAAGGGTGAGCTCTTTCATACCCTACCCGGGGTTGAAGAGTGCAAACGAATATCGATTTACACTTTCAACTAATCCTTGATTAGTTCCCTTTAGTGGGTGGTGCCTTTCGGCTTAAAGAGGTTTGAGATGCTAAGCTCAAACCCACCA